TATGATATCCTTGAACATGTCCCGGACAGAAGCGGCGGTGATGAGGCCAGTCGTGTTGTCGGGGAAGAACGTGCCGACTTCGGCTCTGAGGTCTATGATGGTACGGTAAGGCATAGTATCCTCAATCGAAAGCGGTGGAGAATGCGGAACTGAAGGCCCGGGTATCTACAGGCGGGGGGTCGTCCAAGACGATACATATATTCCCAAACTCATCGAAAGGCAATCCGTAGAGCCACACGCTTGGTATGCCCCCTACGGATGACCTCAGCCGACCCCTAGCACTCACAAAGGGATTGCCGCTCTGAGAAGGGCTACCCTCCTGCTCGGCGGTAATGACCCCCTGAAAGGTGTAACTTAGGCCGTTGACGTAAACCTCTCCGTCAACGTACTCAATACAAAGCAACCCGTCGTGGACGGGCGTACCACCGTTGAACTCCAACGGATCGGGGGCCGTCAGCGTACAACGCAGACGCCCCACCGAGTCCGTTAGAATGAGCTGGTGATTCAGCATTACGGAGCCTGGTACTCGAAAGCCCAGAACCACGAACCAATCGGCATGACCGTAGTTGCGGGGATCATGACCTGGTAAGCACCGGTACCGGAGGCAGCAGTGGCCACTCCTCCCGCCGTTACGGCCACCCTACCGTCCGCAGGAACGGTAAGGGGTGCTGCGGCATTAGACCAAATGGCCTTCTTGCCCAGGGGATTGCCTACGTCAGGGGGCGTTGACCCGACCCAGCCAGCGTTGGTGGTACCGATGATGCCGTTGTTACTGGGTGCGAGGAATCCAGCATCTTCGCCTAGCCAGTTGCGGTCCCAGTAGGTTGCCCCCTGGATGCCGACATACGGCCCGTCAGCACCTGGCCCCGGAGGGGTGGTGTCGCGGACAAAGACCCCTATGGACGGAATCTTATCCGTAGCCGGTGTCTCGGGCGGGATAGTGCCGATCTGAGCGGCTGCGTTACCTTGACTCATCATGGCTCCTTCGCGTCAGAGTCCTCCGTCACCTCAAGGGTGGCGGAGATTTCGGTCAAATCAAGCTCGGGAGGCGGGGGAGCCTCCACTTGCTCGATCAGGGCCTTGAAGAACTCCGCTTGCTGCAGGGGCCCGAAGGCCCCATGGTCAAACAGGTACTTCGCGTCCCACACGAGTTTGGATACCACTGCGGGATCCAAGACGGTGGCCTCGACTTCAGCCATTTGATGGCTCCTTCGCGGGCGTCACCTCGGGTTGCTTCAGCCCGTCCAGGAAGCGATCCAGGACGGAGAAGAAGTCACCCAAGACGATGAGCCCGCTGCGGTACTTCTGGCGAAGGTCCCAGAGGGACTCAGGCGTTGCCGGCAGCTGGGTTGGCGCCGGCATCGGCTCGGGAGTTGCCTCCACTCGCCTCGTTACGGTGGTCGTGCGTGAGTAGTCTTTGGAGACCATGTCGTGCTCCTTAGGTGTTGTCCATCCGACCTTGGAACTGAAGTCCCGAGGCCGTCAGGTTGCCCGCCCAAGCCAGAATCTGCACAGCGGCGTCCTGGTTCACGGAGTAGCGCTGGCCGGGGCTCAGCGGCACCATGTTCCGATTCGCGTGCGGGCGATAGTGGATGTACTTCGTATTGAGGAAGTACGCGGAAGTGGCCGGCACCGAGGTCGGGGCCGGGCCGGCAGGGCCGGTGGAGGTCCAGTTGATTTGCATACCACCGTCGAGGACCACATCGGCGTCCATGTACTTGACGGACACGAAGCCCAGCTTGGCCGTCTCGGTGCCCGAGAAGCGCTGTATGGCCTGGAGGGACGCCATGTAGAAGGACCACATGTTGTTGTCGACCAGGATCAGGTCGGGACGGTCGTTGCCGCGGACCAGGCTGGACCACATACGGTTGAAGTACGTCTGGACGTTGGCGGCCGAGGCGGCGGCGCCACCGGTCGTCAGCATACGGAAGTACTGATTGCGCCAGAACAGCCAGGTGTTCCGGTCAATCCCGCCGACCGTGTTGGTCGGGGTCGTGGAGACCTGCTTGAGCAGACCGTCGATCTGCTTGCCGCCCGCTGCGGAGCCGTCCGAGTACAGACCAGAGGCGATCAGGTTGGCCATCGAGGACTCGGCCACGTCCATCCGGGCGTCGAGCATGTCGATGATCTGTTCCTTGCCGGCGTTCTGGAGTTGCTCCAGGCCGCTGATCGTCACGGGGCACGCCGCCTGCTTGATCGTGTACTCGGCGGCACTCAGCACGTCCTGCGCAGCGATGGGCAGGGTTTCGTAGCCGGAATACCAACCGGCGTTGCCGTTCGATGCGAAGCTGAGCTCCTGCATGATCGTATTGCCGCCTGAGAACGTCTTGATGTTGCCGCGCTGCTTGAGTTTGGTCAGCAGAGCGTTGTTGGACGTCACGTTGTCCGCGATTTGGCCAGTGCGGCTCTGGATGGTCGTTGCGATAACGTCGCTTATCGCACTGTTCGGGAAAGCCATTGCAAGCTCCTAGAAAGAAGTGAAGCCGGTTCAGGCGGCGGCTCGGGGGGAGCCACTACCCTTGACGGCCCCGGTGGTTGATAGACCTGAGGCTCGATCTCATTCAATGGAACCGGACGCTGCGGGAAATGAACCGCTCCGAGGATGCGACGAGTGAAGAAACTTAACATCTCATCTTCCCGATAGCGAATCAAACGCAGCTGCGATTGTTGAACGACGGTCGGTTGCTTCCGAGGCCCCACTAGGAACTCCACCAGGAGCGCCTCCCACCGATACCGAAGCACCTAGAGCCCGCTGAGCCTTGGCGTTAGCCGCCTGGGCTGCTGCTCTCTTTGCGTCGGCCTGCCGTTGGGCGGCTACCTGTGCACTTACCTCTGGGTTCATTGCAATAGCGCGATTATAGGCGTCCTCCAGCGATAGGTAAAGCCCCCTCTTCGCAGCCAGGTCTACAATGTCGGCCATGTCCAGCCGAACCGTCTCGAAGTGGGGATACTTCGGGTCCGTCGCCATGTTCTCGATGGACTCGTTGACCTCGGTCTGAGACCGTTGCTCGTATTGTTGCTCCCGCTGCTGCTGGGCCTGAATGTACTGCTGGAAGGGGGCCAACCGTTGTTGGAGTAGGGCCTCCACCCGGGAATCCACCGGGTCAGCCGCGCCCTTGCCGGCGAGGGCCGAGTCAAGCTCCAGGATGTCTATCCCGTAGTCGTTGATCAACTTCGCCATGTACTGGGCCCGCTGCGCCTTCGGAGAGGTAGACAACAGGTAGTCGGCCTTCAACAACTCGTGTACCGCCCCGAGGGGGTCCACCCCCATGGCTTGGATACGGGCCTTGTAGGGGCCGACGACCTCGTTGAATTGGTTCGCCAGCTGACGGGCGTTGGCTGTCTCCCCGAGGACGCGGGTGGTCTCCCGCTCCCGCTTCATGATCTCTTGCTGAATGTCGGGGTCGATCTTTGACCACTTTTCTCGAGAGGGTGCCCGCCAAGACTGCGGGGCCTTGTCTACCGGGAACGTAGCACCTTCTGGAGAGGGCGCGGGGGTGATCTCAGGTTTAGCCTTAGCCGCAGGAGCCGCTTGAAAGGGCAGTTCTTTCTGCTCAGGCTCCTTCGGCGGGGCGGGAGGGGTGGTCTCAGCTGGAGCAGGAGCATCTACCCGGGGGGCCTCGCCAGCTTCCGGGGGTGCCTGCTCTTGTTCCGCGAATGCGGCTTCAATCTGAGTGCGGCGGTCAACTACTTCATCAGCCATTGTATTTCCTGTACTGTTTGTCTACTTCGTTGATAACAAGACGCTTGCGGTGATCGGCGTCGGCTCGCTTCTGCTCAGGCGATCGAGTATCCCCGGTGCCAGGCAAAGGGGGCAGTCCTTTAAGGTCTGCGGTAGGGACAACGTTGTGTCGAGCGCAATGCTCACGTAGCCCTGCTCGTCCCGAGTACATTTTACCGTCAATGGGGGATTGAAAATCCGGTAGGTCTGGGAGTATAACAACTCCATTTCTGTCTCGCTCAGGCCGCTCACCTTTACGGTACGGGGGTCCATCATCGGGGTATACCCAGCACTCTCTCATTTCTTACCTCCGGTGGGTTTCGGCTTGGCCTTAGCCTCAGCCTTGGTCTGAGCTATCTTAGCAGCCCCTTGCTCTTTCGATTGCTCCATAGAGAGCTTGTGATCCTCTTGGGCCTGCTCGGACTGCATTTCGTGAGCCTCGTGCTGCTGTTCGAGGGCCATCTGGGACTCGCGGGTCTTGGTCTCTATGTTGAGGGCGGACTCTTGGAGTTGAGTCTGTTGCTTCTGAGCGGCCTCCGCTGCCTTGAAGTCGAGGTTCATGTTAGCCTCGCGCTCCTTCATCTCCAGTTCCTTCTGCTTGTACTGAAGCTCCATTTCCTTCATCCGCATCTCCATCTGGTTCATGCGTTCTTGCATCGCCATGTCTTGCTGCTTGGATTGCTGGTCTAGCTCAGCCTTCTTCTGGTCGGCCGCCATCTTGCCTTCCTGCTTCTGCTTCTCCAGCTCCATCTTCTGCTGCTCAGGGTCTGGGGGCGGCTCGGGCGGGGGCGTCTTGCTGATCGCGTCAAGCTCTTTGTCGAGCATACCCTCGATCTCAGAGGCATTACGGAAGCCTGCGACGGCCCACTTAAGCATCCCTACCAGGAAGCTGGCCGAGCCGGGGACCGCTTGGAACATAGCGGACGCCTTCTCCAAGTAGCCCGAGACAGCGGTGAGGAACTCGATCCGGTCAGCCTTCTCCATAGCGTAGTCGGCCTGCGCTATGGAGTCAGCCGTTACCTGGATACGCCACTCAAACCCCTCGTCGGCTTGTAGGAGGGCTAGGGCGGGCTCGATCAACTTGACGTTGTCGGCCCCGGTAGCGACGATGTTGCTATTCTTGAGCAAGAACTCCGTATCGAAGTGCTTTACTTGGATCTCAGCCTTAAGCCGTAGAAGGTCAGCGGCGAATCGGGCGACTTCATCTTGTCGCTTCTTGATGGCGATTGAGGCGAATTTGGATTTGATCTCCTGCGCCCCGAGCGTTTCTGAGGCCTTGGAAGCGCCTCGTACAATGTCGCTGATCCCTGTGAGCTCATAGATTTGCGCCTTTATGAGGTCCCGGTTGGTGATAAGTTGGGTCAGAGCGTCGACCACAACGTCTAGGGGGAGCCAATCCACCTGCCCCTTCAGGCCCCCCTTCTCCGCGAACATCGCCCAGTTATCCACCGGGATCAGTTGGTTATCGAAGCCCTCCGTCAGCATACGGGACACCCCGGAGGCCGACTGGTCGTAGACGCCCACGACCTTACAGGCCTGGAGGAGCATAGACACCCGGTTGTTGATAACGTCCAACTCCGAGTACTGATCCTGGATCATGTAGTAGTCGGGGCGGGGGACGGTGTTGGAGGTTGTGATGTTAGCCAACATCGGGCGCGGGCAGGGCTCAAATCCGACCAGCTTCAGTGGGTCGGGCTTGGTGTCTAGTATCTCCTTGTAGCCCTTGGAGAACCAAATGACCTCTTTCTTCTCCCGGTCCCATATCTCGTACACACAGGCCTGCTTGATAGCCATGTGCTTGGGGGTCGTCCCGGGGGTCGAGCCATGATTGGGGGGCATAGAGGGGTTGAAGTCCAGGGAAACCTGCTTACCCACCTTCTCACCGAACCTTTTGATGAGGGCGTCCCTCGACATATAGGCCTTGCGACCGACCCAGCGGCGTTCCTCCCAGGTGCGGCAGGGGGACCAGATGAAGTCCTGCCAATACACATAGTCAATACAAACGCGCTGGTCCGTGATCTTCTTGAGCGGCTCGAAGTCCTTGGGCGGCTCCCCCTCCCCGTCATAGGGCTGGTCCTCCGTGGTGGTCTCGAGACGCAACCAGGCCGCCGCGAGGCCGGGGATCAGCCTGTCCTGTACCGCCGAGCGCATAGTGGAGTCGAACGTGTCCCGGGGGTCGTCCAGGTCCTGCGTGATGCTGCGCTGGATTATCGTGCCGGCTACGCGGGCCACATCGTCGTCGTAGTCCTTGAAGCGCCGAGAGACGGACGGCTTGGGGAGCTGAGCGTACAGCGCCGACTCCATGATGTTGGTGTTCGCATAGTAGATATTGAACCACTTGTTGTTCGACTCCAACATGTCCCGCTCGTCCAAGAACCGGCGGTTGACCTTGCGGCCCCGGTTATGGAAGTCCTTGAGCTCTAACTCGGCCTGCTTGATCTCCTCCTCCCACCGTTGGTAGGGGGTGAGCTTGTCGCTCTTGAGGGACTCGATGGCGCCGCTATTCTCACTCATACGATTCTCCTATGGCCGCCACGTGCGCGGTCCTCGCGGTCCTTGAACAAAGAGGCGAGGTTGTAAGTGTTGGGGATGGCGACCTGGGCGCGTTTGAGCTTGCGCTGGATCATTTCAGGGGAGGCATCAGCAGTTAGCAACGTGCCGAACTTCGGGGCACACACCACTCCCATGTAGCCGAACGCGTCAGCGTAGTCAGAGCACCAATCGTGTAGCGGCTGGTCCTTAAACATAAGGTGATCATCGTCCCACTCGCGCCGGTAGCCCTTGAGGGCCTCTAGCAGGTCCTCGCCCCCAGTCGTACCGTCGATGTGGACCCGGGGGAAGATGCTTCTCGTGGCCGCGATCCGGTCCCTGACCTTGTGATTGGGTACTACGCTGGGGCGTATGTCGTTGTGGAGGAACTGCTCCACCACGGACCTGCCCGTTTGTAGGTTTTTGGCTCGGGCGTCATGGGGGAGCCACACGGACCCTAGTTCTGCTTGCCCTTGAAACTGTACGATTGCATCAATGTGGTGGAAGATGTCTTTTCCGTTGGTGGCCTCGACGTTGACGACTCTGACGGTGCCGTCGGAGTGCTCTTGCCAGTAGACCGCCACGGTCGCGTCCGTGAAGCCCAAGTCAAATACCACATGAGTTGGGAGGTTTGGATCGTATAGTGGGGAATCATGGTATCGCCCTTCAAGGAAAAGGGCGTTGACTTCTTCTGCATATATGGCCCCTTTCAGCGCGGCGTCGAATGAACACAGGTACTCCTGGGCAAACTCCTCCGGGTCCATGTGCTTACGGAGGTCGTCAAGCTCTTGGAGGGGGATCAGGCCCGATGAGTCGGCACGTAGGGTCAGGAGGAAGTTGTCTAGGGGGGACTTGACGGCCTCTTTGACCTTGTCGTGGAAAAGGTTCTTGCCCCTAGGGGTGGACGCAAAGACCCCCCAGCCGACCCGGTCAGATAGTGCGGGACGGATAACTTGGCTGAAGACGGAGGGCTTCCAAAGCGCATACTCGTCACCAACAAACCCGTCAAGGTACATGCCCCGCAATGAATCAGCGTTGTCCGCTCCCAAGCAGTAGATCGTGGAAGCAGGGTGAAGCTTAATCTTGAGTTCTGACTCTGAGGGGGGAGCACTCCAATACGGCTCGGAGTATTGCTTGAGGTAGTTCCACGCGATCCGCTTTGATTGTGTGAACGTGGGGCCGACATAGGCATATTGAGGGTTAGGGAGTGGAAGCGGTGTCCGGGCGGCGATTATGATGTCGTTCACTAGCGCCACCGTCTTGCCGGCACGCCGATGAGTGACGAGCGTGGCCCATCGTTGCTCCCTGTTGTGGAACGGCAGGAAGGCCGGGCGTGGGGCGTATTCAGTCCTCGCCACTCTTTTCCTTTACACGGATGTCCTCGGCGTACTGGGCGGACTCTTGGTAGGCTAGTCTCCGTGCGGATAACCACTCGGGCCAGACGGTATTGGTGTGTTGCGGTGAGGGGAGCACGGGGGCGATGGTGGGGCCGATCATGCGGGCGTAGAGATTGAAGAACTTTGAGGGGTTCTTGTCAGCCCAGAGTGCGAGCCGGGGCATACCACCGATTGCCTCGAACGCCAACTGAAACGCCTCGGCTGATTTGGTCTGAAGTGCCTCGGGGAGGAACACATGATGTAGCCCCCGCGTGACTAGGTCCTTCATCTCAGGACTGATTTGTGGGTCCGACTCCAGGGCCGTCACAAGCTCCATCAGGTTCTGTTGCTGTTGGGATACGGTTGGCATGATACGCGGATTATAGCCTGGATCAATTTGGAAGTAAAGCCCCAGACCGACAGGCTACTCTGAACCCAGATTTTTATGTGCCGGTTACTTTAGGGATCAGCATCCACTCCCCCACCCCCCACCCGCCTCTTTGTGAATCATTGCGCAGAGGCACAATCGCAGTGTGGCGCAAAATGTTTCCCATATTAGGGGCCCAAGCAATACAGCATGGCCACACTGCGAGCCATATAGCCACCATGCTGGCGATACAGCCATATAGCCCCTAGGTGCCCCCCTATGGGCCCATTGGGGGAGGGTGTGGGCCCGGCGCCAGGGGCCATAGGGGTGGGCTGATAGTCATAGGCTATCGGGGCGATAGCTTGATAGGGGGCCAGGCTATCGGGGGACAGGGGGCGATAGGTGATAGCAAGGGCCTATCAGCAACGTAGCGTCAATAGCTCCTAGCTCCAGCAAAAAAGTCGGGGACTATACGTTTTATCCACGTACGGGCGCGCGTACGTATTCGCATAAAGTCTATTAAATTAAAGCTATTGGAGCTATTGGAACTATCGCCACTGGCTATCCACTAGCGCCAGACCTAGCTCCAACATCAAACTACTCGACCTTTGGCGCTATGTCTATAGGTGCTAACCCTAATATAGCAACAACGTATAAGGGCCCCAGCTACTAATTCCCTAGCGGACAATTATACGGTCCACTACGCCAATTCTGGCCCCCGTCCAAGTCTAGCCCCAGACTGGCTTGCGATCGGTCCACTATCAAAGGACACCGATTCTAGCCAATTCTCCAGGCCTCCCTGGCCCCCTACCAAAAACGTGGGGTAAGCCTTGGCTCCCCTGCCGCCCCTAGCTCTGCGTCCATCAGACCCCAGCTCCTGGCGATCTATGGGAACCTCCCCAAACCTACTATAGTAAGGGCGCCAGCCCCCTATGGACGTTACTAATGCTTACTATTTGAAGGACAAAAACCTCCCCCGGCACCAATATTTGGTATAGAATTCGTATCAGGAGCGAGGGGGAGGCCAGAAGGCCTAAAAAACCCCCCAGCTCTCCAGGCGGTGATCGGACCTCTGGATCGTTCTTTAACAATCTAACTCTACCACACTCGGCGCTCTACACGCCGCCACTAGCCCCCAAGGCTAGCTAGCCCTGACTATCCATAACCCCTCAGTTTTGGGGGGTTATGTGAAGTCGGTTAGACTTCGCTTCCCTTATCAACTTTCCTAGGAACTACCAAATGAATACCTCTATCGCCAATGCTCAGAATCCCGCCGTCATTTCCCAAGCCGACCTGGACGCGCTTCGCGCCACCCTGACGGTCGCCAAGGACGGTCGCTCTTTCCGTGTCCTCGACCAAGAGGGCAACATTCTCGCCACCAAGTCCAAGAAGGCCGGTGCCGAGCAGTTCGTTCAGAACTACCTGCCCGAGTTCACCACCATCGGCGACACCGCCGCCATCGCCCCCACCGAAACCCAACCGGAGACCATCGAAATGACCGAAACCACCGACCTGCCCGTCATCCACGCTACGCTCGACGTCACCGACATCGTCGGCGACACGGCCCAAGCCCCCAACCCGGCCCCCACGGAGGTCGAGGTCACCAAGGAGGAGGTCCAGCTGACCCCAGAAGAGCAGGCCGAATTCGACAAGCGTCAGGCCAAGTCGGAAAAGCTGCGCGCCGCCATGGCCGTGGTGCTCGAAAAGGTCAAGGCCGGTGACTACAAGCCGGAGGAGACCCACCCGAGCTTCAAGACCAAGCGTTCGCTCCTCGTCACGCTCGAAGGCCAGGACGAGCCCAGCCAACTGCCCGCCGTCCTCCACCACCGCGCCATTTCGAGCTTTTCGGACAAGTCGATGGTCGAGGGCGTGACCCTCAACGGCAAGCCGGTCAACGCGGCCCGTACACGCGGCACCTGGGGCGGCAAGAAGACAGCTTTCCTGTGGATCGAGTCGGACGCCATCGACTTCCCCCCGTCCATGGTCGGCTCCACGGCCAAGCCGGTGGTGACCTTCCACATGCTCCTCGACAACTATGACGACTTCGACAACCTGGAAGGCGCGTGTGTCGAGCTGGACCCGGCGATGGAGGAGGCACCTGCCCCTAAGGCCAAGGCCAAGGCGGACAAGCCGACCCCCACGGAAGACACGCCGACACCCGCAGAGCGCGAGCACGCCCAGGCTTAAGCCCTCCCCCTAGTCCCCACCCCCTACGGGGGGAGGGGGCTACAAGGAGGCCTCCGGCCCCCACCCCTAACCCAACCCTAAGGACAATCGTGGCTAAGACCCAATACACCCCCCATCCCACGGCCATCGCGGTGGCTAAGCGTGTCTCTCAACGCGAAGCGCGCCCCAGCGACCAGGCCCTGGAGCTTGTCGACAACCGCATCGCGGCCCTGGAGAAGCTCAAGACGGTCATCGTCACCAACGAGTACAACGCGATCGCCAACGCCATCTTCGCCGTGGACCGTAGCACGGCCCAACACCCCTCCCTGGACGCCGAGTACAGCCGTGTCGCCTTCCACGTCTACATGTCCGGGCTCAAGCGGTGGGAGGACCCCAAGATGATCGACTTCATCAACTCCCTGACCGCCATCCGGCCCGACGCGATGGACATGTCCGAGAACAAGGACTACTTCTCACGCGACTACAAGTTCACTTGGAAATTCCGTGGGGGTCTCTCCATCGAGGTCAACCTCAACGCCTACGAAGACAAGGAGACATCCGAGTGTCGCCGGGTCCAGATCGGCACCAAGACGGTCGAGCAGCCGGTGTATCGCTACGATTGCGTGGTGCCCGCCGGGGAGGTCAACGACAAGCTCCCTGCCCCCGTCCTGGCCCTGGACCTCTAGGTTCCAAAGCTCCCCCCAGACTAGCCCCCCGAGCCAAAACGGGGGGCTATAATCGACTCTCCCCTAACCAAAACCTAAGGCTTACCATGTCTATCTCCCACCTGGCCTCCTACGTTCGCCCCGCACCCGCGGCACCCGTCACCGACCCCTCCCGCGTGGTCCTCTCCCTAGAGCAGGCCACCTGGCTTCGCTCCAAGGCCCACCCGGGGGGCAGCGACTTCCTGCGGTCCCTGGACCAACAATGGGTCTCCAAGGGCTACCTGTCCCCCAAGCAAGTGGCGTGTATCACGCGCGGGATGGACGAGGACGAGGTCAAAGCTCACGCGCCTGCCCCCCTGGTCGTCCCCACGGCCCGCATCGAGGAGATTTTTGGCTACGCCAAGTCAAGGGGGATCAAGCAGCCCCAGATGAGGCTTGGTAGCTACCACCTCAAGACGGCCAGCGCCTTCTCGGCCAACGCAGGGGCCATCTACGTGACGCTCCAGGACACCTACCTGGGGAAGATCAAGGACGGCAAGTGGATCCCCACGATCCCCGGCTTCATCCACTCCCAACCCCTGGCCGAGCTTCTCAAGGACCCCACCCTGGCGGCTATCGCGTATGGCGAGCGTACAGGCAATTGCGCGATCTGCGGCCGTCTCCTCACCGCAGCCGAGTCCATCGAGCGTACCATCGGCCCGATCTGCGCCGCCAACTACGGGCTGCTATAATGGACGGCTTCATCCTCCTCTGCGTCCTGCTAATCCTGGGCGTGGGCTACCTGCTAGGCGGGTTTCGTGGGGCCGTGACGGCCTTCGTCTTGGCCATGGGAAGCGTCATTCTCGGCATAGTCTACCTGGCCAATGGCCCTTACTAGTGCTCGAAACACTCACCGCAATCTCCCTGACTAGCTTGGTCGTTATGATCGGGCTAGTCATTTTCCTCCCCCTACCGAAGGCAATATGCGATCAGCAATAAACACCCCCGAGTCACACCCCCTCTACCGTAACGAGGCCAAGGTCAAGGAGACCACCGAATGGCTCCTATCGGAGAACCACGAGGTTTTCCAACTTTGGATGTTGGATCCTGACGAGGGGGCCCACTCCCTCAAGGTCCTGGAAGCCCTACAACTACCCACCTCTCATCCCGCCCAAATCCTGTCGCTCGGCTGCGGCGTGGGCGGTATGGAGGCCCATTGGAAGAAAGCCCGGCCAGACTTCCAATTCGACCTTCTCAACCAATCGAAGGCCCAGCTGGACTTGTGCGTCTGTGAGGGGTTTCTGATCCACTCTAAGGCCGAGGACTATGAGCCCATGTCGGCCCCGGACGTTACACTCATATCCTACGCGCTCGGTCATATGGACCTGCCGAAAGTGCTAGACAGGGCCTTAGAGTACACCTCTGGTCCGGTCGTGGTACTAGATGTGTTCGACACTGACGGTCAATTCTGCGAAATAATGAACTACAACGCCCCTAGCACCGCCCAACTGGCCGGTCGAGGATTCCATAGGGTCAAGACCCCCCCTTGGTCGGTACACCCTTTCATCAAATTGGAGCCCGGCATAGCCGAGATAGTTCAACGCAACTCAATCCCTTACCTCTGGATCAGCGAATGAAAATCACCTTCCTCAACCAACGCGAAGCCGCCAAGGCCCATCTGGCCCTCCTCCAAGATGAGATCACCATCGACATGGGGACCCCCTATTGCGTAATCCGGGGTCACGCCCACGATGGGAAAGTCAGCCTCCTGATTCTCCCCCAGGCTCCAGTCCCTATCGCCAGGCCCCCGGCCCCCTAAACGTCGCCAGGAACAAGACAGAAAAGGCCCCCGGATCGCTCCGGGGGCCTTTTCCATAGGGTACCCCACAAAATCGTTTCGACGCCTAGAATTTGGGCGGTATGATAAGGTCCGTAGCCAGCCTATCGGCCTCGTCCCTCACGGCTATCTTGTCAGAACGAATGGCTTCAAACTTGACCGGATCAATGATGTATACGGACGCTTGCTCCTTGTTCCTCCCAAATCGTTCACTACCGGTGCCGTGCCAATCTCCGTGCTCTAGCATTCTAGCGAATCGCGTGTTAGAGAAATTGGACATATCGTGTCCCTCCTCCTCGAACAACGTCTTTAAGGTACGCGCCCAAGCGCATACGTAGCCTGCTGGATCATCGCTCAGCCGCTGCTTTAGCATTCGGGCCGTACCCTCTATGGTACCGCTAGAGCTAGCCAATATGGCCTCCTGCCTAGCCCGGTCAAGAGGATCGGGCTTCCAGGTAGAGTAATTGACCTCATCGCCTTCCCACAACCATTGGGCGAAGTCGGCCATAATCTCAGGATCGTCCACCATAGGATGAAGCTTCTCCCATTGCTCCGGCGTAACCTCCACCCTATTGTTTAGCTCCACATAGATGAGCCGCCTATCCTCCAACCCATCGGTGGGGATCGTATCCAAGAAGTTGGTGGTGAATATAGCCCCCGCGTTGTTCTCAATCCGGTAGGCGTCCTGGCCTTTCTTTTCTATCACAACATACTCGTCTCCAGCCAATCCCTTGATCGCATTGAGAGCCGCCTGTCGCTGGAGAGACCCCACTACATTAAGCTCGTTGAAGATCAGCAGCCTCTTGGCCCCCAAGAGTGAGTTAAAGTTGCTACTCAACTCCTTGTCTCGGGAGACGGATGTATTAGCGGCCCCGATTAGCCGGTCAGCTATCTTAGTGGACCAACCCTTACCATGGCCCCGCTTACCGTACAGGACCAAGAACGTACACGGCTTGTTAGGATTGAACTTGAGGAACCTGAAGTAAGTGCGGAACCTGTAGGCCCCATCGTCCCCTAGCATATTGTGTATTTGAGCGATCATAGGGTCGGCCAACCCGTTACGCTCCCCATTGGGTTCGGCCCCGCTCTTAACGTAGAGGTTGTAATACTCCCCGTCAGCCTTCTCTACAAACTCCTCGCCCAAGTAACGGTAGCAGGGGGCCCTGACCGACCTGCGGGCCTCAGCGTCCTCTTGCCAGAGCTTAAAAGCAAATGTGGTCACAGATGCTTTGCCTCGTAGCTCCTTGCGATTAATCGTCGCGTACCGCTCTTTGGCATGAGTAGTATCCATCACATCCTTGAACTCCCGGTCGATCACGGCGCTAGTGGACGTACAGTACACTATCTTGTCCTTGATCGCGTCGATTAAGGGGTCATCTAGGCTCCCCACGAACGGGGTAGCCGCGTTGATAACGTCTACAAGCAGGTTCGGATCGGCCTTGACGCGCAGGAAGTCATCGGGGCCCCAGTCGGGGTCATCGTATTCTAGCTTGGAGGGCCGGGGGAGCTCAGCAAGATACACCTCTTTGCACCCTAGCACGTTGCGCAGCTTAAAGGCCAGGGAGTGCCTGGCCTGGTTAACTTTAGGGTTGTGGGTATTAGAGTCGAACAGGATGACGTTCTTGAACCGGGTAAAGTCCACGCCCGTATCCGCGTAAGTCAACTCCACTCCCATCTTGCTACTCGTCCAGCCCCACACGCCGTTGAGGCCGACGCAGGGATTATCGGGGAGCCACTTATGTACTACTTTCGCCTTAATCATCGACTCTAGGTGAAGTACCACGGTACCGTCAGGGAGTGAGGACCAATTCTGACCGCCCCCGATAGGTTCAAAGTGTAGGACCGGGGGGCGGCCACTGGGGCTAATCGCCTTGGGCGGAGCATCCTTCCCCTTCCACATCTTAACGGGGCCCAGGAACCGCACTAATTCATAGGGGTCCTTGTTATGGTAGTAGGGGGTGCCGTCAGGCTTGAGATACCTGAGGAATACGAAGGGCCGACCTGCGGCGACATTGTGAGCGTAGCCCCGTTCTCGTAACACCGCCGGGTCCCGCATAGGGATAAGGCCCAGGGGGAAGTCGGTGGGTTCTAAGGTGCGTTTGTTAAGGTAGTCGTCAAGTAGTTGTACATCTTCGGTTTGCGATATCAACCCTCGGGAGAAGGGTGACGTTGGGGTGACCATAAACTTCCTCGCTTTGTCTAAGGCCGGGGTATAATTACCCCGGAGTAATGGATTCCTCAATCCCGTCCTCTCAACTTAGCAGTTGCCTCTGAAAAGTTGATCTTAATAACCACCCCTTCGGGGGTGGTTCTTTTTGGGGGCGGGGACTCCTAGTATAGCCCCCCGGCCTAGAATCCGCTACTATTCTGGTTGTGTCATGGCCCCTTTACCTCCCGTTTGTTTCCAGGTTATACTCTACGTTTCAAGGAGTTGACTATGGACCTACAATACGAGGGGAGAGTGATCCCCATCCACTTCTACGCTATGCCGCGGGTAGGGAAGCCACTGACTATTCAAGTCAACGGTGAGACCTGCGAGGCCAAGACTACGAAGTGGCAAGAGTTCCGAAACACGTACTGGCTCTACAAGAACGTAGCCATGTATGTACGGGAGCACCTGCCCGAGGGGGCCGAATGCCGCATCCAGGACCTGCCCGATGGCTTTGGTGCGGCCGAGAAGCCCGCTCATCGCAAGAGCTACTACAAGCCGAAACCAAAAGAGGTTCAGCCCGCCTAATATAGCCAAAAAGTAGGCTATAATCGAGCTAGGCCCCCTCGGGAGCCTGTACCGGCGGTCACACCGTCCGTGGAACCCCCCGCTGCGTCCTCCCCGTAGCGGGGGGCCCACGTTAAACCCCTTCCTCACTTCATTACTAGGACACTATGGACACGAAAGCAATTCTCAAGGCCCTCTTCGACAAGCGTACCGAGCGCCTCAAGCTCACCGCTAGGGCCGCCATCCTCGAACAAGAGGAAAAGAACCTCACCGCAGAACTAGCCGCCGCCAACGTCAAGGCAGGCGTGTACGGCAAGTATGCCCTGTTCGCCAAGTCCAAAGACGTGCCGAAGTGCGACGATTGGTCCGCCTTCCACCGCTACGTCATCGCCCAGAACGCTCCTGAGCTGCTCCACAAGCGCCTGACCGAGTCGGCCATCATGGAGCGTATCGACGCCGGAGAGATCATCCCCGGTATCTCCACCGACACCAAGACCGCTTACACTGTGAAGGAAGTGTGATGAACAAACCCGTCAACCCCGGCCTGGATAAGGTCACGCCCCTGCCCCCCACCAAAGGAGTCACTATGCCGAAGCCCCCCATCGAAGATGTCGCCCCGAAAGGGGAGACACCCCCGCCCGCCGAGAAGAAGCCAGGCACCGAGATAGCCAACTGGAAGGACCGGATGGCTGTCCTAACGAAGCAGACCAAGCTAGCCGAGAAGCCAGCCGGTGGCTTCATCAGCTTCAAGGGGGGCCGAATGACCCTCGCAGACGAGATCATCCCGGGCGACAAGCTCCGGTGTATCATCATCGACTACCGCAAGGACTATGAGTTCTACGACAAGCCGTATAACCCCAACGTCCCCGCGATCCCGTCCTGCTATGCGATCGTTCGCCCCCACGAGGACCTGACGCCCTGGTCTCGGGACGCCCTGACCGGCGACTGGACGACCGAGGCCACCGACCCCCAAGTGGCTCCCGGCGTGATGTGCGAGGATTGCCCGATGTTCCAGTGGGGCAGCGACCTCAAAGGTGGTAAGGGCAAGGCCTGTAAGACCTCCCGACGCCTCCATGTCTTCGCCGCCGACGACTGCACCAACCCCGCCGACGTGGCCCGAGCCTCGTACATGACGATGATCCCGCCCGCGACGAGCATCGACAACTTCCAAAAGGTCGCCAACCAGATCGTCAACGTCCTCGACACTCCCATCTTCGGGGCCGTGGTCGAGATCAGCGTTGCGCCCCACGACCGCTTCCTGTTCATGGTCCACTTCAAGATCATCGAGCAAATCAAGGACGAGGGGCTGATGATGGCCCTCCTGACCCGCCACGAGTCGATCAGCGCGAAGCCGGTCAACATGCCGAAGCCTGACGCCGAGGATGCCGAGAAGGCGGCCAGGGGAGCAGCGACCCCCAGCAAGAAGTTCTAAGTTTGCCACACGCCCGAGTTATTCATCTCAAGTGGCTTGGCCTAGGCATGCGACTAACTGCCTACCCCCTTAATCCAAACTAGCCAAAAAGCCCTAGTTCCAGAGTTATAATCTAGTACGGGGGCCGTCCCCGTAAACCCAACCTTAGGAATGTATATGATCGAGAATGCCGAGAGCAAGGTCAGCCGTCAGTTTCTGACGATGATCGAGAACCACAACCTGGTAAACCTGATGCTCGCTGAGTACACCTCCAGCGGCCTGGCCGACACCGAGTTCGCGGACTACGCAATGACGAAGATCACCCTGCGACCGGGGACCGTCATCAAGGACCACACAATCAAGGCTCGCCGCGATCAATTCAAGATCGCAGCCAATAAGCCCAAGTCCACCTCCCCCCAATACGGGGCCGACTCAGCTATGCTTCTCGCCCACGAGCAGCGGATCGCGGAGTTGGAGCACCGGATCAACGTCCTGGAGGGATGGATCAACACGACATTCCCGGCCAAGGGCCCCAGGAAGGCCATCTGATGAACGAGCCCGATGTCTTCATCGTTGAATGGGGAACCATTCTCCGTGACTTACAGAGGGCTCGTCCTGATGTCCCTAAGTCACTGGTCGAGTCACCTGTAAAGGTCGCCTACGGGGAGGGATACGCAATGTCGAATCCCCGTTCGGTGGCTATCGTCGCTGCGCAGAAGTTCGCAGCCGACTTCGACTTACCCAAGGGTAAGAATTCAACGGTACTTCCCAGCCTCGTAAAGGACAGGTTTTGGGACTATATCGCAACGGCGCTAGCAGACGCGGTCATCATTTGGGACCGCGAAATTAACGACAACGTGTTCGACTGGGCACAAGGTAACAACGAGGAATGATATGAACGGTATTCACGTAATTGATCTGAGCAAAACGAGCGACATCGGCAAGGCCATCGACGAGGCACTCAACCTCCTTCTGGGCGGTACGGACGAGAATATGCGGACCGTCCCCCTCCGCGACAAGACGCAGGAGGAAATGCGCGCTATCCTCTTCAAGCAAGGCGACGAGCTGAACGAGAAGTGCGAGTTCCTCAAGCGAATCCTCAATCTGACGGCCGACCTGATCGACCTGATCAACGAGGACCACATCAAGGAGGACGGTCTGGTGTTCTTGGAGAACCGAGCGAAGCAAGCGGCGGTCACCAAGAAGATGATCGATGTGATGGCGAAGCAGCGCGAGTTCGCCCAACCCGCCGAGAAGGCGAATGGCGCAGCCGGTCGTTGACTTTGAGACCAAGCCGATCATTTTCGGCTCTGGTCTCGCCCCCGCCCCGGTAGGTGTATCAATATACCTACCGGGGCAGGGGAACACCTACTATAGCTGGGGCCACCCCGGCTATAACCCCCACACTTATGAACAGGGCCGCAAGGCCCTGTCTGCCGTCTGGGATCACAAGCCGTTATTCCATAACTGCAAGTTCGACATCGGTGTCTCGGTAGAGCATATGGACCTACCCTGGCCGGATCGCTACGACGACACGATGTTCATGCTCTACCTGATGCATCCCCTAGCGGATAAGTTGTCTCTTAAGCCCTCAGCGGAACGGCTGCTGGGCCTCCCCCCAGACGAACAGCAGGCGGTCTATAAGTGGCTCAAATCCCACTTCAAAGGACCGTTCGTCAATGGGGACAAGGAGGTGACTGAGTCCAACTTCGGGGCCTACATTGGTTACGCCCCCTACGAGATAGTTGCCCCCTACGCGGAGGGGGACACATTCCGTACCCACGGACTCTCTGAGCTCCTGCGGCCCCAGTTGGAGGTATCGGGGCAGATGCCCGCCTACGAGCGGGAGCTCAAGATAGCCAAGATAGCCTACCACATGGAGTTCGTGGGGGTACGGGTGAACCGGGGGGCCCTGGAGGAGGACTTCGACAAGTACCAGAAGATACAGACGGCCCAGGAGGATGTGATACGGGGCTACCTGGGGGACATAGATGTCTCTAAGCCTCGACAAATCGCCGCCGCCCTGGAGGCTAGCCCCTACGCCAAACCCCTCAGGAAAACCCCTACGGGGCTGCTATCCACAGCCAAGGACTCCCTTGAGGAGGCGGTGACCGAGCCGGGGCTGCTTAAGGCCCTGAGGTACCGGGGGACCCTCCATACCCTGACTTCAAACTTCTACAAGAACTGGATCAACTTTAGCGGAAGGGACGGTAATGTTCACCCCTCGTGGAACCAAGTACGCTCGGATAAGGGCGGCGCGCGCACCGGCAGGTTTAGCTGTAGTGAACCCAATTTCCAGAACGTGCCGACGGAATTTGACGATAGCGTACTTGAGGGGCTCGACATACCGTTTATGCGGCAGTACATCCTCCCCGATGAAGGGGAGATCATTGTGCCTGCTGACTACAACGGGCAGGAAATGCGTATCATGGCTCACTATGCCGAGGGGCGGGCCATGGAGATTTACCAGACCGACCCCACCGCAGACTTTCACGCCGTCGCTTCAGCTCTCATCCTTCAGTACACGGGTCTATCGGTCCCCCGGAAGATGTGTAAGATTGTGGGCTTCAGCCTACTCTATGGATCCGGGGTCACTAAGCTAGCTCAACAACTGGGAGTCGATTATAACACGGCAGCTCAAATCAAGAAAGCCTACTTCAAGGCAATCCCCGGCCTCCAAGCCTTCGTTGATCAGTTCGATACCCGCACTCAGGTCAAGACCTGGGGCGGTCGTGTGCTCCCGGTGGAAGAGCCGAAGCTGTTCAAGGGGTCCTGGTGGACGTTTAACTACAAGCTATGTAACTATCTCATTCAAGGTAGCGCGGCGGATCAAACCAAGGAGGCCATCGTGCGGTACGACCAATACAAGCACCACGGGAACATCCTAATGACCGTCCACGACGAGTTGGTGATAACAGTTCCCCGCGAGCACCTCAAGACGGAGGTCACGATCCTCCGCGCCGCGATGGAAGATCAGCCGGGTTGGGATGTACCGTTCCGGTCAGAGGTGAAGTACGGAGAAGATTGGCACAACCTGGAGAAGTATCTTGAATCGACCCACTAGACATTCCTATTCATCCATATCGACCTACAAGGAGTGCCCCCGGGAGTATTACTACAGCTACGTTCTCAAGCTGCCGTCGCCCCCGAGTGCCCCCATGATGCGGGGGACCCGCCTTCACAAGCTCTGCGAGGACTATATGGCCGACCCCTCCGGGATCAGCCCGGTCCCCTACGATGTGAAGAAGATAGGGTTGAAGCTCCACCACTTCCGTACCCTGGGGGCGACCCCCGAGGTAGTGTGGTTGGTGGACGAGAATTGGGAGCCGACTAAAGACCAGGCTAAGGCCCGGGTCAAGGCTATCGTTGACGTTCACTACTACCGGGACAATGTCCTATATTGCTATGACTACAAATCTGGACGACAATATCCCTCTCATTACGATCAACTTAATCTGTACGGTGTCCTCGGACTTATCCAATACCCAGACGCAAGAAGGGTTGAGACAGGCGCTATCTACATTGATAGCGGTATTACCGGCGCGACCGATTCCATGCTACGCGAAATGCTGGAGCACAGTCGTAAGCGGTGGGACGGGGACATTATCCGAATGGAACGCGATACAAGACTTGATCCAACTCCTGGAGACCACTGCAAACGCTGTACTTACTCAAAGTACAACGGGGGACCTTGCGAAGCCGCTGCTTCCAAATAGCCCCCCGGCCTAACCAAAAAGAGGTATAATCTACTTTGGAAAGCCAGATTCAGGCGAGGGTGATAGAGTTCGCCCGACGCAGGGGGATAATAGCCCGCAAACTGAGTTTCGGAGAGGGTTGGCCCGACTACATGTTCTTGTGGAAGGGCCGGATTCTCTTCATCGAGTTCAAGCGTCCCGGTGAGAGACCTAAGCCCCTACAGGTTTACGTTATCGAGCTGATCAGGAAGCAAGGATTCGAGGTGATCCTGGTCGACAACATAATTGACGGTCGAAAGGCCATTAGGAAATTCGTAGATGAACCCGATAGTAGTTGATAACTGGAGAGACTTCTCCCAAGTCATGATAGAGACCAAGGACCTGGACCCGACCTATCCTGTCCTTCGCGCCCTGTTCGACCTCCACGACTCCGAGTGGAACGGTCGATTCATCCTCCACTATATGTGGTTCTATAACCTCCGCGATGCCTACAACGTCGCGGGTAGTACCACCGAGAGGACATTCTGGGATAAGTGCCGCATCGACGGGGCCGCAGACCTGGTTAAGCGCCGGGGGGCCCGCCGGCACTTCCGGGGGCTAGTGGCCTCCAAGGCTATCGAGCATATGGCGGGTAAGGGCCTGACCCCAGCGCAGATCGTAGCCGATATGCACAAGGAGCACTACCCCACGATGTTCAAGCATATCCAGAACAAGTACCAGGGATGTTCCCTGGGCCCCTACTATACTTGGAAGCTGATGGATTGGTACGACATCTGCCTCGATTGGCCGGTAACGATGTCCGTAGAGGACGCGGTCAAGTACATGCCTGACGTGCCGAAGGAAGCAGCCGCCGAGTTCTTTCCCCACCACGACCTAAAGACCACGGTCAAGACGGTCCTCGACCACGTGTCTCAATTCGATCACCCGGTCAAGGTCGGGGAGAAGTGCGGCCTGGGCGAGGTCGAGACGGTCATCTGTACCCTCAAGGGCTACCTCAAGACCAAGGCCCACTGGATCGGGGAGGACATAGCCGACGCTTGGAATCTCCTGGGGGACCTGCCCCAGAACATCACTGAACACATTCCGGCCCGTATACCTCAGGGCCTCTACATTCGCGGGGAGTATCGCCATGTCGCGTGATTGGATGCCGAAGGACTACCAGGAAAAGGCTATTGGGTTCGCCCTAGCGCGGGCGGGTTGCGGGCTTATGCTCGACCCCGGCCTGGGAAAGACCTCAATCACTCTCGCCTGTATCTCGATCCTCATTGCGGAGAAAGAGATCAAGAAGACACTTGTGGTCGCCCCCCTCCGGGTCTGCCACACCGTCTGGCCCAACGAGGCTAAGAAGTGGTCCGACTTCAACCACCTAAAGGTCGCCAATCTCTGTAACCAGCCCGAGGCCGAGCGCAAGCGGCTGATCGCCGCCCCCAACGATGTCTACCTTATCAACCCGGAAAGCCTGGTTAAGGTCCTCCCGCTCCTCACCAGGGACTTTGACCTGCTGGTATTGGACGAGAGTACGAAGTTCAAGGACACTACGACTCAGCGCTTTAAGGCGCTCAAGAAGGTCCTGTTCAGCTTTAAGCGCCGTATGATCCTTACGGGGACCCCTGTCCCCAACGGGGTCGCTGACCTGTTCGGTCAGATGTTCGTCGTTGACTTCGGGGAGTCCCTGGGTAAGTACATTACCCACTTCCGTAACGAGTTCATGCATCAGGCCCCGGGGAACCTGTACGAGTACCACTTGAACCGGGGGGCAGAGGAGATCATCTATAAGCGGGTCCACGACAAGCTCCTGCGTATGGACGCCCGCGATCACCTCGATATGCCCGAGCTAGTCAACAACTTCATCGGGGTCGAGCTACCGGCTCACCTACGGAAGTCGTACAAGGAGTTGGAGGACAACTTCGTCACCAAGATGAACGACGAGTCCATCGCTACCTTCAACGCGGCGGCGGTAGGGGTGAAGCTCCGCCAGATGGCTAACGGCTTTATCTACACCGACATCGAGACAGACCGCCGGACCATCGACCTCCACGACGAGAAGATTGACGCCCTGGAGGAGTTGATCGAGGAAATGCAGGGCCGACCCCTCCTGGTCGCCTACGAGTTCCAAGCCGACGCCGACCGGATACTCAAGCGGCTCCCCTCGGCCATCGACCTGGGTAAGACCAAGAGCCCCCAAGCGGTGATCGACAAGTTCAACGCGGGCCATATCCCCGTCCTCCTGGCCCACCCGGCTAGCGCGGGGCATGGCTTGAACCTCCAGGAGGCTTGCTCTACCGTCTGCTGGTTCGGCATCACGTGGAACCTAGAGCACTACCAGCAACTTATCGCCCGCGTCTGGCGTCAAGGTCAGATCGCGCCCATTGTAATGGTCCACCACATTGGTACTAAGGACACCAAGGACGAGGATGTAATGAAGGCCCTAGAGGCCAAAGACCGGACACAAACCCGATTTAACGACGCACTTAAAGCCAGGAGGGCTTAAATGACTATTCTTAAGATACACGGCTGCTCGGGGGCGGGTAAAACCACCTTCGCCCGATCCCTGATCGAAGCCGCCGCCACCATTGATCATCTACACGAGATCAACAACCGACGCAAGATCGTGGGCTACCGCCTCGACTTGCTAGAGCTAGACGTGCCCGTGTTCCTGCTGGGGAGCTACGAGAGCAACTGTGGGGGAGTCGATACGGTCGGCACCGCCCAGGAGGTCATGGAGATGATTGACCGCTATGCGAAGGACGGCCACATAGTACACGAGGGCCTACTCCAGAGCACCTACTACGGGGCGATGGGGGAGCACTCCAAGAAGTATGGGGACGGCTACGTGTATGCCTTCCTGGATACCCCGATCAACGTCTGCCTGGACCGGGTAGTGACCCGGAGGGCGACCAACGAGAGCAAGAACAAGTTCAATCCTGAGCTAACGAGGAACAAGTGGAATACGATCAAGCGACTACAGGACAAGCTATCCAAGGAGGGCCAGCACAAGGTAGCCGTCCTCAACTACGAGAAGCTGCCCTTAGCCCAGCTCCTACAGCTTTTGGAATCCCGATGACTATCGGCTCCACCCCTATGTCCGGCGCAGGATACAACCGTATCCGGGCCGCCCAGCTGGAGCTGGAGAAAGTGATGGAGGAGGAGTTGGTTAAGTCTGGCTGGTCGAAAGGCTGGCGCAAGAAGAACAATCTCACCTTCTGGATCAAGCCCTTCCCCAAGGAAGGAATTGTAACCGCGACTTCCCTGGAAGACGCACTCAAATGGGAATATGAACTATGAGCAACGCTGAACTGATGGTCGCCCTCCTCATCGTGGTAGGTATCCCCTGCGCCACGATCGTCACCGTCGCCTACTTGTTCGTCAAGGGGATGAAGAAAGACCTGGATAGCAAGCCATGACTAGCATAGAGGAGTTCACGGGCATACTGTTTACGGTATGGCTGATCCCGTTCATCCTCATGCTAATCATCTTCTGGTGGCTATGGAGAAACAAATGATGCCCTACGAAGATGTACTGTATCACTGGATACAGGAGCGGGAGCGGGTGCGGATTAGGCGGGAGGAGGAGCGCCGCCCCCCGCCGTGGACTACGGACCAGATCATCCGAACTACCCGCTTCTGTAACATCCGCCGGGAGGACGACAAGGTCACCCGGTGGATCAAGGAGAACTGGCGGGACCCCTACCGCCACCACGAGAACCTGGCCTTCTCTATGTGCGTCGCCCGTACCGTTAACTGGCCGGATACCCTGGAGAAACTGGGCTTCCCCGGGGTATGGGACCGGGACCGATTCATATACGTGATGGACTCCCTAAACCTAGCCGGAACCAAGGCCTGGACGGGGGCCTACATGGTTACCGGGGGATTCTCCAAGGGCGGGGAGACCAAGCAGACGATCATCGCCCGGGTCCTGGACGAGGCCCAGCCTATGTGTAGAACGATCAAGAAGAGCATGCCCCTAGGGCAGGCCTACGAGATCATTCGGACGGCCCGGGGGCTGGGGACATTCCTAGCGGCCCAGGTCATAGCCGACCTCAAGTACACGCCCCTGCTCGAATACGCCAACGACTGGTGGACATTCTGCGCCCCCGGCCCCGGCTCGTCACGGGGGCTCAACTACCTACACGAGCGGCTCCCCACCGCTTCGATCAACGCTACCCAATTCTCCAAGGAGGTGAACGAACTACGACCCAAGATAGCGTATAACACCGGCTACGACCTGACCGCCCACGACACCCAAAACTGCCTGTGCGAGTTCAGCAAGTACGTTCGGATCAAGTATTTCAAAGGCAGGGCTAAGGCCCAATTTAAGGAACCATCATGATGCATTTAGTTAACCGGAACATTAACCAGATGTTCCCCGAGGCGATGTGGCGGCTACAAATGGAGGGGGCCGAGTCGCCCTCCAGGAATGGGAGAGTGATGAGACTCCCCTTCCCTGCCCTGTTGGAATACACCAACCCTGCCGAGCGGGTCTTGTTCTCGGAGGACCGGGATGCCAACCCGTTCTTCCACCTGTTCGAGTCGATCTGGATGCTCTCGGGGAGCAACGAGGTACACCTGCCGGCTAAGTACGCGGCGCAGATACGCGAGTACAGCGACGACGGGGTGACCCTTCACGCGGCCTACGGCCACCGCTGGCGCCTCCACTTCGGGGTGGACCAGATCGAGGCGGTGATCTCGATGCTCAGGCGGGACCCCTCCTCCCGCCGCGCAATGATCGCTATGTGGGACCCCCATAGTGACCTGAACCGGGAGGGCAAGGACCTGCCCTGTAATACCCACATATACTTCGACATCAACGCCCCGTTCCTCAATATGACGGTGTGTAACCGAAGCAACGACCTGGTATGGGGGGCCTGCGGGGCGAACGCCGTCCACCTCTCTATCCTCCACGAGTACATCGCTCGGGCCACCGGGTTTCTACAGGGGACCTACTACCAGTTCACGAACAATCTCCATGTGTACGAGAAGCACTGGCCGCTATTCGACCTGGGGGTGATCTCCGATCCTGACTCGGACCCGTACTCCCAGCACAAGGTCCTCCCGGTCCCCTTGTTCAACGATCCCACCGAGCGCCAGGACTTCGATGCGGACTGCCGCTACTGGACGGACCCCAAGTACGACCTCCGCACGGCATTCTTCGCCGGTGTGGTAGCCCCCCTCTCGCAGGCCTGGGAAGCCCATAAGAAGGGGGATCAGATGTGGGCTCAACAGTATGTCCAGAACTGTATCGCTACCGACTGGCGGCGTGCGGCGAAGGAATGGTTAGAGCGCCGGTATAAACCCAAGGAAGCCGTCTAGGAGGCGCGATCCGAATTTTGTGGGGTACCCTACGGGGGCCCCTCTAATCGGCCCGCCCGCCTCTATTTCACGTTGTTCCCGGGGGTCTATAGTCGGCCCCCTCCCCCCGTAAAATCGTATATACTCTGAATTATGAACTTCAAAACGCTCTACAACGCCGGGGCCGTGCGCCGGTACCATACGCAGAACCTACTCAAGGATCAGGACCTAGCCGCCCATTCGTGGGGGGTAGCCCTAATCATCCGCGAGATCATGCCGGGGAACCTCCACCTGGTAGAGGCCGCGCTGACTCACGACCTGGCCGAGTCCGTAACGGGGGACATCCCCTATACCGGCAAGAAGAAATACCCCAAGCTAAAGCAAACCAGCCTAGAGGCCGAGCGGGAGTTTGCTATGGTTAACGGGACCCCCCTCCAGCTCACTCCTGTCGAGCAGAAGTGCCTGGCTTGGGCGGATATGTTCGAGTGTTACCTGTACTCGATGAGAGAAGTCGATATGGGTAACAATCTGATGCGGTACGTGGTCGAAACCGCGAGGGAGGCCCTGGTTGTTATGGGCCCCCCGACCAAAGAGGCTGATAAACTGTTTAGGAGCTACAATGGCTGAACAAGGCGCGCACTACAAGAC